GTCTAGAAGCATTCAGCCGCTAGCGTGACACCCCCCCCTACTTGTTCCAGTGATGCGCCGATGAGACAGGGTTGCCCATCTGATCGCACGCTCCGTCTATCTTTCCGCTTTCTTCTTTCTGCTTCACTGAGTCGTGGCATGACTTGCACAAGGCCTGCCAGTTGGCTGTATCCCAGAACAACTCGTCATCTCCCTTGTGCGGGATGATGTGGTCTACCACTGTGGCTGGGGTGATACCCCCCATGCGCAAGCAGTACACACAGAGGGGGCTCTCTACCAGGTACTGCCTACTGGCCTTCTGCCACTGGTAGTTGTAGAGGCCGGCCACTAGTAATAGGCACTGTTCAGGACGTCGTATTCCAGATGGTCCACGATCTCTGTGGATGTGCCCCTGTTTGCGCTAACCGTGATGCGCTTGCGCTCGACCAGGTTTGCTGAGTCCTGAATCCTGTTGGATGTGGCCGGGACAACATGGTCAACCGAGCTATCTGCACTCAGAAAAGCCCAACCGGTGATTTCGCCCCCAGAGGTGACGCAATCAAGGCGCCACTCCAGTGTGCTGGGCCCAACCAGCACGCTGTCCGCATCCTTGAGGGTCATGCGGAAGGGGTACTGTGTGTTTTCTTTGATTTGGTCCATTACTGAATCGCCGTGATCGTCAGTTGATACGGCCTACCCGTCAGTGTCATGGCATACGGCCGCCCGATGATCGTGATTTGCGTTGGCGCGTTCGGCGCGTAGGTGCCCGCAACGCTCCCCGTCCAACTCGCCAGTCGCGAGGAGATGCTGCCCACCACCACGCCTGGCGCGAAGTACAGGGCGCCAACTGAGCCCGTCCAATCGGTGAGCGTCGTCGAAACGATGCCGCTGATGTCGCCCGGCCGGCTCGTGCCCTCAATTGCGCCGGCCCAGTCCTCAAGCGTGGTAAGCAGGTTCCCCGACAGCACGGGCAACTCGAACACCGCGCCATGGATCGTCCCTGTCCACCCATCCAGCGTGGAGGCGATCACCCCTGCATTAGGGGTGGCAGGCGTGAACGTGGCCGCAAGGCTCCCCGTCCAATTTGCCAGCGAGGCGGCGATCGTCCCTGCGGTCGCGCTCGCTGCGGAGAACAGTCCCGTCAGCGATCCGGCCCAGTCATCCAGCGTCGGGCCGATGGTGCCGATGAAGGCGTCGTAACCCTGAATGTCCCACGCTGGCCCGAAGCTCACGTCCACATCGAAGAACTCGACGTGGATGCTCGACCCCGATGCCGACGCAGCCCAATTGTCGAGCGTCGTGGCAATGAGGCCCGACCGATTGCCGGGAGCGTTGAACGTCCCGACCAGTGCCCCTGACCAGCTCGCCAGCGTCGTCGCGATGACGCCGTTGGTTGCACTGGGGGCACCGCCGCCCGATGCCTCCTTGAAATAACCCTCTTTCCAGTAGCCCGTGGGCCAGTAACCCGTGGGCCAGTAGGCGCCGAGGCTTACCGGGGATTCAGATGACCAATACCCGTCGGGCCAATACCTCGTGCCCCAGTAGTTTGCTGACCAGTAACGCTGTGTCGCCACATTAGCTGCTCGGCGTCAGCGTCATCGCCGTCCGGTTGTTGGAGCCGTCCACGGTCGCCGTGATGCGCGTAGCAACGCCATTCGGGGTCTTCAGCACCACGCCGCCGCTCGTTGTCTGGCCTGCGAAGGCCGCAAGGACGAGGGACAGGACTTGCTGGATGGTGTAGCTGCCCTCGGATTCGACCACTGCGGCCTTAATGGCGTTGACGATCTCCGTCACGGCATCCGTCGCGAGGGCCGACGCTGTGAGCGAGTTCGCGGCCAAGTCGCCCGCCGCAATCGTCGCAGCCACCTTGCCGCTCGTGGTGTCAATTTCACCCGTGCCCGTGCCGTCCTTGATCGTGACGATGGGGTAGCCGGCCGTATGCACCGCAGGGATGGGCGTTCCGTTCCACGAGGTTGGGTTGGCGGCAATGACGCCGCTCGACACGCTCAACTGGCCCGTGCCCGTACCGCTGGAGATCAGCACCGATGCGCCGATGTCGCGGCCGGTCTGTGAAGTGCCATTCAGGTGCGTCGTGTTCACCTCGGCGTTGAGGTCGATCGTCACGAAGCCTGCGAGCACGCCCGTGCCCTTGACCATGACCTCCACAGCGCGAGCGCCAGTAGCGCAGGCAGCATCGGGAAGGTCGAGCCTGTAGACGCCGGGCATGTTCGAGTCGCTGACCGCAACAAACCCACCGTCCGAGTGAGCGCCGTTCGCAGTCTGCGTGGCGAGCGTGATGGCCGTTGCAGTGCCACCTGTGCGGACGTAGTAGGCAGAAAGACCGGAGGTGTTATAGGCCAGCCCCGTCTCACCCGCAGCCGTCGTGGAATCGACAATGTGGACGTATACCGTAACGTCCGTCGTCCCCGGCTTGATGGAGTATTTCGCCATTCAGACAGTCCTCGCCGCGTCAGACGCGGTCGCTTGTTCGGTAGTAGTGCATGAGAGCGGGGATAGAGATGCCGCCGCCAAACGTCGGGTCATCCGCCGGGCTTGCGATCGACGTCCCAGTGCCAACCATGTCGTTGGTCGGCGTGTTGAATGTCGCGGCCAGGTCATCGAACAAGTCCCACGCTTCATAGACGCCGTTAGTGCCGAGGCTCGTCTTGACGAGGGTCGCGCTCTCGTACTCGGCGTCTAGGTTGGCAAGGGACAGGTACGCGGTGTTGCTTCGGGCCGCGCCTCCGGTGAACACGCGCGGATGCGCATGGTTGCCAAGCGCTGAGGCGTAGCTGCCGGTATCGCGCGACCCGAGCGTGGGCTTGGCGGGCTGGTGGACGTTGCCGTTTGATGCCAGCGTGCAGGCCACATCAAATCCGCTGTCACCGGGGCGCCGGAGGCAGAACGTCGTGTTGCCGAGAACATCGAAGCACAGCGCAACACCGTTCCACTGTCCCGCAGTCACTGCGAGCGTAGAGACGTTGAAGTTGCCGACAGGGTCGTACAGCACGAACTTGCCGTCGGCCTCGCAGCGCACATCCCACGACGCGGCGCCGTCGGCGCGCGTCATGCACAAGACGCGCCCGTGCGTACCGCTCGACGAGTCCCGCTTCCAGAAGTCGAAGAACGTCCAGTAGTAGTTGTCGTCCGAGTGCAGGCTAAGCGTCGCAACGGCTTTATCGGTGCCTGCGTTGAACAGAACAGACATTACGTGAGGCTCCCGTCGATGCGGCAGACGTAGATAGGCAGCGCCGGACCGGCGACACTCGCGTTCGTTCGCGGCGAATGCACCAACACCGCATTACCGCCGCCGATGTCATTGATGATGTTGAAGCGCCCGTAGGTGTTCTGGCCGCCAACCTGCTGGCCCATCTGCTGTGTGACGAAGTTCGCCGTCTGAATCTCGCTCCACTGCCACGTCCCGCCCTGCTGGTACGCACCGCCGGATGTCGGGATCTTGAGCCGTCGAATCTTGCCGCTTGTGTTCTGGTTGAACTCGTACAGGAAGATGGATCGGCTAGCGGCGTGGTACACCGGGTTGTACCCGTCGCGGAACGTGCCAGCCGATGTAGGGTCGTACTCGTTCCACAGGTACGAGTTCGGCACGCTCACGGAGTGCCATGTGCCAGCGGTGCTGGCCGTCACGCCCGCAAGGACGTTGATGGTGGCCGTGCCGTATCGCCCGACAACAACGATGCCCAAGTCATCGCATCCGACGGCCCACGCTGAGACACCAAGCGGCACCCCGGCAGCACCATACGTCGCGCGGGTTGTTTCAGTCGCGCCCGGCGTCGTGTTGATCGTGATGAACTCGTTCTGCCCGGTGAATTCCTTGAAGCCAAAGACCTTGTGCGCGGTGGGCATGGCTGCGCTACAGCCGAACCCGCCGAGCTGGTTCACCCAGAACTGCGACGTGCGGCCATGCTTGCGCCAGAGGTTGCTGGCGGCATTACTGAGCGGATAGCGCGAATCTCCAACGGCGATGGGGCCAGACCCCATCGCGTCCCGGTCGAGCGAAATGCACGCGGGGATAATCCAGTTTCCGTTGAACCCGCTTGTACTGGTGGCCGTCGTCCCCTCTCCCGAGGTTGAGGTCTGCGCTATCCACCAAATGCGGCCGTCCTGATACTGCAACTCGTTGCAGTGGTGCATCGCAGGAGAGAAGCCGTCCGTGTACAGGTCAGGATTCGGAGCAGTCGGCTGCGGCCGGTTGCGCGATGCCTGAAACGCCGCCTCCGTCGAGGGGGATGTCAGCCGATATATCTTCGGCGCGTCATGCGCCAGATTGGTCGCGTACGTCGAATTGTCCGCGCTGTCGCCGTGCCCGCCTCGCGCCGGGAATATCATCTCCTTCCGCGACTGATCGACGACCGCGCCTGTCCACGCGTCCCAGCCGGTGAACGGATGGCCTGTGCTTGAAAGCGTCGAGGCTGGCCGCGGTGTCGGCGCAACGGTCCCCATCTGCTCGTTGGTCTGACTGGCGACCGGCATCCATTGCCACGGCGCGACAGTCGTGCCGCCCGGACGAAGGTACGCAGGCAACCCGGCGGCCTGCACATTGAACACGAGCGGACGGAGGCTCATGCGCCAGCCCCAGGAGGCGGGATGTACTGCGTCGAAAAGATGATCTGCGTGTACCGCGTCTGGTATGTGTCGCCGCAGGTCGCTGGCAATCCGGCCCCAAGGTGTGCAGAGGGATCTCTGACGCTCGCGAACTCGGCTGGCGTGTCCGCGTTGTCGGTGTAGTTGTTGTAGTGCGTCGGCTCGAAGCAGTTCCCGCCCAGCGGATACGTGCCATTGCCCGGGGCATCCATCGCCCAGTTTGCGTTGCTAACGCTCCCGAGGGTCACGTAAGGACTGCCGTTGACGCTCGCCCACCACTCGTGGAGGTTGTCGCTGGTGTAGGCATGGCCCCATCGCACGCGATGCAGGAACGTGACCCAGATACCGTCTGGCGATGACAGGCTGTACGGGACCAACCACGATTCTTCAGGGACGCCAGATCGGTACTGGTAGTGGTTGACGCCGTTGTAGAAGATCAGGAAGTTCGTGAAGCCCGTGTACTCGTACGGCGCTCCATCTGCCACGACCATGCGCGCGTTGCCACTCACCACCAGTTCCTGCGGGCGCTGGCCGTTGGTGAGGTTCGCAATCCAGTGGTACTTGGACGCCGCTTGTCGAGCGCGATACGGCGTTGCGTTCGTGAAAAACCGCGCCCCCGGCGCTCCCGTATACGCAGGGATCATCCGCTCCGAATGAAAGCGGTTGTTCGGGATCTTCCAGCGGTACTGGATATAGAACTCGTTGCCGTCGCGAACCCATCCTGGGGGTGGCGTGTAGTCGCCGTGCGTGTAGAGGCCGCCCTTGAAATCGGCGCACATGCGCCGCGCCGCTTGCTCCGAAGCCGCCTCGGTTTTCCACGGGCGCCAGTCGTAGGTTGGCTTGCCGGCGTTGTTGATGTCTGGCAGGCCCGTGCCGTTGCCGCGACGGCGGTCGCCGTTCCCGTTCAGCGCGGCAAACGGGCGACGCCAGAAGCCCCGGCCGAACGGAATGCCCGGCTTGTCGACGCCGAACGCACTGCGCAGCAGGCCGTACCACCCGCCGGTCGAGTACGACTCGGGGTTGTCCTGCCCGAAGCTGCGCTCGAACGCGACGTCCGCAGCGGGCGTTTGAACGACAAGGCAACCGCCGCCCGCGAACCCCGTGCCAGCCTCGTACCATGTGTCCAGCGCGTGATGCGTGGCTGCCCAGTCCTGCGTCGGGTCGTTGCCGGTGTTGGGCGCTTGCAGGAAGTTTAGGACTTCGTTCTGGTGCTCGAAGTTGTGCGCCCAGACGACGCCGTCGGCGTAAGGCCCGGTCTGCGTGCGATAGAGCCAATCGGCTTCCGCTGTCGTTTGACTGGCCAAGTCCACATTGACCTGATGCGCCCCAGTTCCCACGGACGCGTTGCCAGCAACCACTAGGCTGCGGCTGTTGCCGACTTGGGCCTGCGGCGTAGCCGTGATGCCCGTCGGTAGGTACGGCGAGGTCTCAATCGGGTTCCCGTCGATATCCACGAACGAGATCGCATCGCCGTCCACGTCCGTGGCGATGTAGGTGTAGCTAAACGCCTGCCCTTGCGGGATGTTGAACGAGTTGCCCAGCGCGTCCGTCCACTGCGCCGGATAGTTCTCCGTGCCCGTGATCGACGCCGTCCAGTTGGAAAGCGTCGTTGTGATGACGCCAGACCGCTGTGCGCTCGCCTGGAATGTGCCGGTAAAGGAACCCGTCCAGTCGTACACAAGGCCATCAATGCGGCCCAAGTGCGTGCTGGCCGCCGCAGCCGTGCCCGCCATCGACCCGGTCCAACTGGCGAGCGTGGCCGAAACCCGCGCGCGTCGGCTTTTCTTGTTCCGCAGGTTGACCGGCATTACGGGCTGACCAGCGTCGTAATGTCCGCTTCGAGCTTCTTGAGGTTCGCCGCAACGAATGGCACGGCGTTATCGCGAAAGTGCAGGAGCTTGCCGTTCGCGATATCGACCATGGCCATGCCGTTGACCGTCGCGCCCCACGTTCCCGTGGCGGTCCAGCGCGGGTTAGCCCCCGCCTTGAGGTACGTCACCGTCCCGTTGGTGAACGACCACGTCCCGTCCAGCGTGATCGGCGCATAGCCGTTCGCCGTCGCCGGCTGGGTCAGACTCGCGTAGGTGCTGGAGTCACTGAGGGAATCGGCCGCGTTCGTGTAGCACACCAGGCTCAGGTGCGAGCCGTAAGTGCGGCTCGCGATGTACTCAAGCCCCTGATGCGGTGTGCCCTCAGTCGCCATTGGTTAGGCGTTACCGACCGTGATCGAGCCAGAGGTGATCGCGACCGTGCCGCCGAGGGTGATCGAGGTGGAGTCGAGCTGGAGGTCGCCGCCGCCGCCCGTGGCCGAGACGGTCATGTCAGTGACCACCGTCGTGCCGTCCGACTTCGTGATGCGCGCCCACGAGGCCGTGCCCGTGGCGTCCGCCGAGGTGTCCGAGGCCGGGATGTTCAGCGTCAGCACGCCGCCAGAGGCCGCCGCAGCGATGGCGCCCGAGAAGGTCAACTGCGCGAGCTTCGTCGTCTCAGCCCCGCCCGTCGCCGGACGCGAGCCCGAGAAAATCTTCAGCAGCGCGCCAGAACCCGCGTACGTCGTCAGCGCATCGGCCAGCGCGTTGCGGGTGAGCGTCGGAAAGCCCAATGCCATGTGTTGCTCCTGCCAGAAATGAAAAACCCCGCGCTTGGCGGGGTTGTGGTCAAAGGTCCGTCCCGAACTCGCCGGTCGTTGCGGTAAGTTCGCGTTTCGGTGTTAGCCGGGTCGGGACGGATGAAGTTGGACGACGAAACAGTCGGCTGACGCGGCGGGCCGCGAGTACCAGATCGCCGCGAAAAGCACCGCAGCGGCGATGGCCGTAAACAGCCACCTCAGGCGTTCAGCGTTGTTCGCAGGGAAGCGCATCAGCGATCTCGCGTCACTCGCGGAAAAATGATGTCGTGCCGCCGAAGGTTCTCGGCGCGGATGGCCTTGTAGTCAGCCGGAGGGCTGTACAGGCCGAAGTTTTCGCGGACAAACTTCTGAAAGCCGGACGCTCGCTGAAACAGATCGCGTTCGTCAGGCGGCAGGTCGTCTAGTTCGTCCACTTCCCTACGGGCAAAACAAAGCCCGCACTTGGCGGGCCGCAGAAACACTATCCCAGTAAATTTGATTGTGACATCTGGACTCGTGTTCACGCACTGAGTTTTGATTCTAGGGGGGTCAGCGCGTCGCGAATGATCCGCTTGGCCGCGTCGCGAATCTGGAAGTAGCGAGCAAGGTTGATGTGCATTTCCTCGGTCGCGATGATCTGCTTGAGCGGACGGCCACGCCTCACCGGCTCAAGCTCGCCGGCAATTTCCTTCAGGTAGAACCAGCGGTAGACGTAGTGGATGTACATCCATTCGCGCTGACGCTCGGTCATCGTCTTCATGGCGCACGCGACGACGAGGCCGTCCCCGAGGAAGCCCTCGGGGAACACCTGCTGAAACGAGCCGCCAGAGGCCGCACCGTCGCCCATGATGCGGACGAGGCCGAGGGTGCATGACAGCCGGCCGACGTACTCGCTGGCCTTCCTGGGCGACCTCGCGTACATGGAGGCCCACTGGTACGCCCACGACTCGCAGGCGAAGTCGACGGAATCCTGTTCCCATCTGGCCATCAGCCGCGCCCCCGCAGAAATGCCAGCGCGAACAGCACCAGCGTTATTCCGTCGCAGATAAGTTCGGCCTCGGACTGCGGCGTCATGTTCCAGCCGAAGTAGGCCGTTTCGATCAGGCCGAAAGCAGACGCGAGCACAAAGACTCGGAAGTCCATCAGTTCCTCCCCCTCTGCCACGTCGCGCCAGTCGAGACGCTGCCGTGCTGGCGTATCAGGCCCGCCCTCACTTGCGCGGCAATCGCCTCGGACTCGTCCGCCGGCAGCGACGTGACGGCCAACGCGGCAATGTCCGCCCGTAACTGCTCGCGCTTGTCGAGTTCGGCCTGACGCTGCGACCAGCGCCGTTTGATCGCAGGATGATTCGCGCTCATGAGTGCCACCCCTGCTCGCAGCCCGCGCAGTACGCCATCGGCAGCAGCGTCCGGTGGCATAGCGCGGCGGTCCCGAGAAGCGTCCGGCGCATCGTCTGCACTGCGGCCGGCCGGCGACGATTCGCGCTGGCCTTGGCCTCGGCCTCCTGCTCCTCGGCAATCTCGCGGCCCTTCGTGCAGGCTGCGCAGCCGCAGTCCTTCGTCTTAGATCGCATGTCGGTCCCTCTCCCCTAGCCCCAACGCCTGTTGAACCGCGCGCACCGCCTGCTCGGGCGAGGTCAGCACGAGCACCACGTCACTGCCCCATGTCTCCAGCAGCGCCTTCTGTGACTTCTGGTACTGCGAGCGCGTGACCGTGCCCGCCTTGTTGCGCGAGGTCTTGCACTCGCCCAGCAGAACTCGCCCGCGCACGAACATCACAAGGTCCACGAAGCCGGGGCAGGCCGACGTGTCGATCACGTTGGCGTCACCCCAGACCTTGCGCAGCGCGTCGCGGATCGGCGCGTGCGTGGTGTCCGTGCGGCGGGCGTAGGCCATGTCAGGCGGCGACCAGCGCCGACTCGCCCCACCAGCTTTCGACTGCGCGGCCATCGCCGGCCTTGTAGCGGAGCAGGTAGCAGTTCTCCGCGTGGGCATACTCGGCACGCGCGATCACGACGCCCTCCTCACGGCTCTCATCGATTCGGACAACTTGGCTCAGGTTGAACTTGAACTGACTCATCATCGTCTCCTTGGGTTGAATGGTCGGGAGCGTCATGCCTTCAGCGCCCCCATGCGGATCAACTCGTTTGTCCACGCCAATAGCTCGTCGTCGGTCCCGTAGGCGGCGCGAAACGCCTTGCTCTGCTTGGCCAGCGACGGCCCAGGGCCGAAGCCATGTCCTTGGTGGTGCCACGGGCACAGAGGAATCGTGAAGTCGTGTCCACGTCTCTTCTGTCCCGCCTTGCCGCCGACGTTCAGGTGGTGGACTTGCGTGTTGGGGTTGGCGAGCCCTTCCTTGCGGCAGGCGAGGCAGCCGATGGCTGGGAAGCGCGACCAGCGGGCCTTATGCGCGGCGGTTATGTTCATTGCGCCCCCTCCGCTGGCCTGACGGAGGGGACGACTTCAGCGCGGGCCACGCCTTCAGCGGGAGTCAGCCCTTCGGCCTCCTCCGCGACTACCCCTTGCCCAAGGGGTGAACTCGACTCGATGGTTGCAAGCGCACGCTTCGAGGCTTCCGCCATGAATGCTTTGTAGATCGCTCCTGTCAACTCTGCCTCTATCGCGAATAGACGAGCCTTCAGGCTTTCCCGCTGCTGCTCGGGGGTCAAGCCATCAAACTCTGCCGATTGCAGGTCTTTCAGCCATAACTGCCGGGCACGACGCTGCGCAAGATCCGAGGTGTTCTTGTACATCGCGCTACAGCCCCTGAGGGCTCCAGATGTCAGCCATCTTTGCCCACATCGTCGCCATGCGCGGATCGCCAGACTGAAGACGCAAGCGCTTCGGCTTTCTTGGCGTATACAAGTCAAAGATGCCGAAACTCGGCCACGAGAACGTGTACGTCTGCACTTCCTTCTTTTTGCGCTTCTTTTCCATTAGCTATCTCCCTTGATGGTTTGCTCGTCCGCCTCGCACCTCGCTTTCGCCGTCGCCGCATCCGGCAGACCGCAATCGAGCATCAGCCGCCCGAGTTCGTGCTTCCTGGTGCGCCACGCGCAGTACGTGAATCGCCCCGACTCGCTCCCGATCTTCGCGACCGAGTAGCGTTCGTCCTCGGACAGCAGGCAGTACGCGCTGATTTGCCGCCAGTTCATCGGCGACCGCCGTACACGCCGCGAGCAATACGGGAGAAGTCACGGCCGCTGATGCCGTGCTTTTCGCGCATCTCCTGCACAGCCTCGAGCGCGGCGACGCGGCGATCCTTGGCGGCCTTGAGGTCACGCCCCGCGTCGACTGCGGCCCGATGCAGGGCGCGAACGCTGGCAACGACCGGTGTCGTGTAGCGCCTCACAGCTTCGCGAGCCCCTTCGGCTGCTGCTGGCGCGGCAGGAACCAGGTGTCCTCGATCCCGCCCGCGAGCTGCGGCAGCGCGGCACGCGTCTCCACGGCCTCGCTCATGTCGCCGTAGTGCTGGGCGAACCGCTTCTCCTGCCACGACAACTGATCGGCCGGCATCATCGCGAGCGCCCGGTAGCCGCCCATCGCGCGCACGGCCTTGTCGGTCAGCGGGTCAACTCCGTCGCCGGCGCGATAGCCGCCCTTGAGGTGCTGCAACACCTTGGCCCATGCCTCGCCCACCGTCGGGCGGGCGGCCTTGCGCAGTTCGTTGAAGTCGGCCGGGCGCGGCATGAACTTCGACGTCCGCATGAGTTGGCCCGCCGCGGCCTGGAACTCCTCAAGCGACCAGTCCCGCAGCGCGAGCCAGTAGGCGTCGAGCAGGAGGTTGTCGAGTTCGCGCTCGTAGACCTTGGACATGCCGTGCATCACGGCGTGGAAGCGCTGGAAATCAGTTTGCTGCACGGCGCATCTCCGGTGGGGTCCATCCGTCGGTGTTGGCGATGTTCTTGCGGGTCAAGGCGCTGAACTGCGGCGGCGGCGCACGTCCGAACGCAAGGCCCGCGTCGATGTGCTTCGCGTCACGCAGGAACAGCTCGACGTCGTCGTACTTGGTGCCGTTGCCGCGCGGGTCGGTGCCCATGTGGTGCGGCGAGTTGCGATAGCCGCTGATCGCCTCGCAGAGCACGTCGACCGAGTAGCCCTTGAGCGCCCGCTCGATCGCCCCACGGCGCTTGCGGTCAAGCTGGGCCTTCGGGTGGTCGTAGACCGTGCGCCAGTGATCGAACACCACGTCGACCGGATTCGGGGCGGCCGGCGCGAGATCGGTCGACGAAGTCGACAATGAAAATTCTTGCTCCTGTTCCTGCTCTTGTTCTTGCTCTTGTTCCTGCTCTTGGCTTCGATGGGGCTCCGAAGCCCCTTGCATGGGGCTTATCGTTCCACGCCTGCGGGCCATGTTGAACGGAGACCCGTAGCGATCGAAAAACGCTGACAGGAAAGGGTTTTCAGGCTGCGCGTCGTACTCGCGCTGGACGCCGAGACAGCGCTTGTCTTTCACGTCCAGACGATCGCCGATCTGGTGCTCCGCCATTTCGAGCACCCAGACCATCTCCGAAGCCTCGTCGTAGAGACAAAACCCGGCTTCGATGGCCCTCTGAAGCCCCTTCGATGCCCCTTTCTCACCAAGCCCAGTCTCGTGGGCAATGAACATCTTCGGGAGGTAGTACAGCCCGATCATGTTCGAGTGCGGGGAGGTCATCAGATACATGGCGACGACCTGAGCCTCGAGGCCCGCCGCACGCAGTTGCTTGCCGGTCTTGCCGATCCAGAATTGCGGTGAGACCTTCGAGTAATCCCTCACGCCGGCCACCATGTGACGTGCCGCCGCCCGTTCACCACGCGCGGCTCGCCCTTGCGGACGTGGATGCCCTCCAACTCAGGGAGGCGACGAGCGACGGCCCAGCGGTCGAGGCTCATGCGTGCACCGAGTTCCAGCGACGTGAGCCCCGGCCAGCGCCTGACGGCCGCCAGGACGGCCTGCTGCTGCCGTCCGAGGTCGCCCGATGCCTTGATGGCATCCGCAGCCTCGTGGCTCGTGGTGGGGTCCGTATTGCGCGCGCGGGGCGTGTCGACGATGGGGAAGCGGCCAGCGACCGACGCGAACGTTCCAGCCGTGTCCGCGAACGTGCCTTTGATCCAGTCGGCCTGCACGGCGCTCATTGGCCGCCATCCTTGTCGCAGATGGTCACGGTCTTCGTGACCGGCACGAACAGCTCGGGACCATGGTCGCCGACGAGGTACGGCCGAACGTGCCCATAGCGTTGGAGGTCGGATCGAATCTCCGCCTTCGCGAGCGCGACGGCTCGGCGCGTGGCTTCCTCAAGAAGCCGAGGCAGGTCGGCGATCAACCGGGCGTTCTGGCAATGGCAGCAGTTGCACTCGCTCATGCTTCCTCGCTCGCTGCCATCAGCTCAGTCACGGTGGCGTTGGCGCGCTTGATCTGATCTTTCGTGCCGTCGTAATAGCCGCGGTCGTAACCACGGCATCTAGCGATGCACCAGATGGCGAGGCCGATGACGTAGGCTGCGGTGATCCAGAGAAATGCGTTCATGCACGCGTCTCCTTAAGGAATCGGACGAGCACTTCGTATTCGCGGTCCCGCCGCTCCACCTCGGCGCGGAGTCGCGCGTTCTCGCGTTCGAGGTCGCTCGCGATGGGCTTGAGTTCGTAGCCGCGCCGGTGAGCAATCCATTTGAGCAGCACGTCATTGCCGACAAGTTGAGCGAACTGCTCGTACTTGCTCATCGGGAAGTTGGCCTTCCCTGTCGTGATGCGGGACCACTGCGCGTGGTCGATCCCGAGCGGATCGTAGATTTCCTTGTCGTCGAGCCCGGAGGCCAGCGTCGCCGTCGCCAGAGCCCGCAAGAAGTTAGGCTGCTTATGGACGTGTCCGTCTGGGACCGGCTCCGGCGTAGGGGCCCGGGTCGCGAAAGCGTCTAACTGGCGCACATCATGTGACTTCATGTGACGGTCCAGATTGAGTTACAAAAAAGCGCGTCACTCAGGGAGGAACGCGCGTGAGATCAACCAGCAGAGGCCCGGCGTTGTCGGGAGATGTAGTCAGAGGGGTGGTACTTGAGCCGGCCGCGCGTGAGGACATGCAGCGCAGCCGCAGAACCCTTCGGGACGCGCTCGCCCCATGCGGAAATGGCCTGCTTGCTGAGGCCAGTGGCCCGGGCGGTCTTGGCTTTCGAGCCAAAGTGCTTGATCACATCGGCTGTTTTCATGTCTAACGCATTTGACTACAGGGGGGCGGGCTTGTCAACGGCTATAGACTTTTTGGCCCGTAGAATTCGCGCGTGCCAACACCAATGAAGCCGCCGAAGACGGCGCTGGGTCTCTACTTGCGCGAATATCGCGCTTCTAACAACGACATGAGCCAGGCCGAGCTAGCCCGGAGGCTCGGTCGCGCCATCAAAGGAAAGGGAACCGTATCCAGCTTGGAGCGTGGAACGGGCGGCACTCCCAAATCGGACACACTTGCTGCGCTTCGAAAGCTAACAGGGCTGGAAATGGAGATATTGCGGGAACTCGCTAATTCGCCCCCATCACAGCTAGACGCTATCCTTCGCCGCGTTGGTCGCAACGGACCAGATAAACGGCGGGGAGTGAAAGTCTTGGGAACAGCGGAGTTAGACGGCCGCGGCGGCTGGTCGTCATTGAAGGAGGATCTCAAGGGGCGGATTCAATATCCGTCGGAAGATCCCGATGCTTATGCGGTGCGCGTCATCGGAGATGCGCTGGCACCGCGCTACCAATCAGGCGAGTTCATCCTGTGCCAGCCGAATCGCGCGATTCGCGGCAACCGAGAAGTTGTCGTGCAACTAAAGAACGGCTCGACATATGTGCGACGGTTTCTGAGTGACGACGATGGCATCGTCTCGTTCGTCTCCGTCAACGGCGGCGACCCGCAGACGGTCCGCCGGACAGAGATCGAGCACATGCACGCCATTTCCGGCCGCGCGAGCCTAGAGGATTTCTTTGCAACCGACGAGTGAGGGGCGACACGATGCGTACCGCCTGGATCGTTGGCGTGCTTCTGTGCTGCGCGCCTGGTGGCGCATGGGATGCGGCCTTGAAGGAATTCGACGTGCGGTTCCGGATATTCACAGCTACAGCGAGGGCCCGATGACGATGCGCGCGTTTTACCTTGCGACGCTGGTTGCCATGCTCGCCGGCTGCTACCAGACGATGCCGATTTCAAACTCGATTGCTGCGCAGGCACCGCCGGAAGCGGTGCTCGACCCCGTAGCCGCGACGGCGCGCGAAGGGGCCGGACGAGTGATCGTCACGCGGGATCGCGGTTATGTCGGCATGGCCTGCAAATTTCGCATTCACATCGACGGAAAGCCGGCGGTAGCACTCAAGCAAGGCCAAACGTTCACGCTCTACGCGGAGCCCGGCGAGCGCATCATTGCTGTAACGTCCCCATGTAGCGGGCAGGTCCCAGAAACCCGTCAGCTCTTGGTGAACGTCGAAGCTGGCGTGACGAAGAAGGTCCGCGTGGGAGTGACCGAGGCGATGGACTTCCTGATCGAGCACAGCGCGCTCTAAGCCCGAGTAACCGGATGCTCGGGTCTAGGGCGCTCTTTATTCATCCGATGTCTATTGTGTTTGACTTTACGTCGTCTATCGTGATTTACTTCCTCCACGCCGGACCCACCGGCAACGGAGAGGACGATGGCACACGGCAAGACGACGGCGACTCCTCGGCGCGACACGCGCCCTCTCCGCCACCTCCACGTCAGCACTGACTACCGCTGGGTTCCGGTTGATCCGACCAACCCGGCCGGCCCCGCGAAGTTCGCCAAGGTCTGCAAGGGCCTGACGTACCGCAAGAACTCGAACCCGGTTCGGTTTGCGAAGGCGGCGTGACATGGAACCGCACGAGCACTTAGCGAAGGTCTTCGACGCGATCATGGGAACGGCCCGACAGAACATGGGCCTCCCCTCAAAGCCGAACCTCCCCCACGCCCCGCGCGTCGATGACGTCCTGACGTACGAGGACGGCACCTGCACGCTGATCTGCGACTACCGCATCGACGACTACGGCGACGACGACACCGCGCCCAAGT